TTAGGAGCAGGAACACGGTAAATAATATCACCATAAACGGCAACATCATTCATCCCAGGCTTGGAAATAGTCGCAGAAGTCCGACGAGTAGCAGTAAAGAAATAGCAGCGGTCAGCATTAGCAGCGAAATGCTCCGTAGCAGGGAAAAAGTGACGCTGAACGCTGTTGTGTGCCTCATCAAAGTAAATGGTATCAACTTGAATGTCTGCCTGCTGCAGACGCTGCAGGGAGTTGTAGGTGGTGAAAATCAGTTGATGCTTATAGGCACGGCGAGACCAGTTATGAATCTCAGAAGGTTTGGTGGTGCTTTGGTGATGCGTCTCACCACTATGAACGTGCAGAACAGCAGCAGTCGTGATAAACTCAAGAAACTCAGAAGACAGTTGCTCGGCAAGCATAATGCGAGGAGCAACCACTACAATCGTCTTAGGAGCATCAAAGATAGCAACGTTGGTCTTACCACCACCAGTCGGAAAAATAACCTGACCTTTACGATACTGCAGCAGGGCATCCAGAGCACGTTGCTGGTGAGGACGGAGTTGAATCACAGGTCTCATCGCGTATGAAACTATTATAGCAGAAAACCGCCCCTGGTGCGACCCAGTGGACGGTTCTCAAAGTGTCCTTGAAGAGGCTTAGATTCTCATCTTCAACCCAGACAAAGGTAGTCTAGCAGCATTATGGGGTTAAGTCAAGTATCAGTGGAAATCAACCCAACCAGTTCCTGTGTATCCTTGGAACTTACCAGCATCTGTGTTAAAAATAACAGATCCAGTGCTTGTAGAAAGTCCTGTTCTTTCTGCGTTTGTGTAAGTAGGAAGAACTAATTCAGTGGTAGCAAACACGGTTGATATGCTAGCAGTGTTTGAAACATTTAAGGATTCTGAGTTTATATTAGATAAGTTTGCAGTTCCAGTACCATTTCCAAATGAAGATGCAGTAATTATTCCAGAAATATTGGCGTAAGTGCTATTAACTGCAGTTGCAGAAATTGTAGTTGCGGTTACGGTCCCACTTGCTTTTACATTTCCAGAAGAACTAATTCCAACTCCATTTATACTATCTGGATTACCACCAACTTGGAGACTATAAGATGTTGGTGATGTACTCGTAGATACTCCTAAGGTTCCAACTAATTGAGAGTTGAATAGAATTGTTCCTGTAACTGAAAGAGACCCTCCAACAGTTAAGTTACCTGCAATGGTTGAAGCTCCACCAACATATGAACTTCCAGTTACAGTGGATGTTCCAACAACATCAAGAGTGCTAATTGGGTTTGCTTGATTAATTCCCAACTTACCATCATAAGTTAAAGTCATTAATGATGTATTTGGATTTTGACCATAAATCCAATTGAAGTTTCCTGTACCTACACCAGCACTTCCGTACTGTAGATAATAGTTGACATTTCCATCATCATAGTTTATAATATCTAAAGATTGATCAGTGCTATAAACATAAGATAGATTGCTGTTTCCAAATCTAATTCTACCTACACCCTTACCTGAACTATCAGATCTTGCTACAGAAATACTTGCTTCATTAGATACACTTTGAATGTGAACTGAAGATATTCCAGATTGTCTAATGTATACTTGAGTTGTAGGATTATCTGTACCTACACCAACTTTTTGATTTACAAGTAAATTATTAGTAACAGTTGCAACTCCAATAGAAGCACCAGATACTGAAATTATAGAGGTGGTTGTAATACCATTTGCAGTTGATGCCGTTCCAGTTAGATTTCCAACAAAGGATCCTGCTGTAATAATTCCAGATACAATAATATTTGAAGGAAGCCTAGATGTGCTTATTGTTCCTGTGCTGATATTATCAGCATTTAACGCTGTAATATTTCCACCATCACCAACAAAAGCATTTGCTGTAACTATACCACTTACCTTGATATCGCCAGTTGAGTTAAACCCAACTCCAGAACTTGTGTCTGGACTTCCACCAACCTGGAAGTAATAATAAGGATAATTTGTTGCTACTCCAACAGCACCAGCAGCGTAAATACTAGTTATTCCAATCCCCGTATTAACATCAACCCATTGGGATGTTGGAATATTGATAAGTCCAGAACCATCTCCATAGAAAGTCGCAACACCAACTGATGAAGTAATAATACCAGAACTAATTGTAACAGTACCATCAGTTAAGGATGTAAATGTACCTATTCCAGGTACAAGTAAATTAGAAATTGTAGCACTTGTCGCAGTGATGAGACCAACTACTTTTGTAGTTCCTCTAATATCTAAAATCTCAGTAGGTACTGAAGTTCCAACTCCAACTAAACCGTTTGAATTTACGATAAAATTATCATCATCAACCTGAACACCATTCCTAAGATTAAATGACTTTCTATAATTTGCCATTTGTAGCTGCTTTATTTAAAGTATTTATTTTTAAAATCACGCATAACGGATAATGTATCCAAGAGCAATATATGGAGGTAGATTATTTGCAGATTGTATTGGGTGAGTATGAGCTACAGTATTACCTGCACCATCTCCACCAGATAGACCTGTTCCGCCTCCGTGTGAGTGAAATCCTCCATTATTGGTCCTACCAGAATCTGGACCAGATCCTGTACCAGCAATAGCATATCTGTAGTTATCTTGGGAATAAGATCCAGTTCTTACCATATGCGGACGACCCCCATTATCTACCAAGGAGCTAGATCCTCCAATTTCACCACTATTAACTGTAAGGTGATTGTGATCTCCATCACCACCGATTGTGTGATTGTGTCTAGGTATTTGAGTTATACCAAGAGCAGTTCCATCAGTATTTCCAGTATGGTTATGAGTAGTTGTTCCCCCAGTTGCATTTCTAGCATAAGCACTTCCAGCACCAACAACAAATCTATCCATCAAGTTTGGAAGATTGAATGTTGTAGATCCATTCCCCGCACCAAAAGTTGTTCCAGTAATTGCGAACAAAGCACTAAATGTAGTTCTAGAAACTGCAGATCCATTACATAGTAACCATCCAGTTGGAACGCTAGTTACGTTTCCAGACCACATTACGACAGATCCTATTGGAGCAATGCTTTGTGAATTAATCTGCCCTATTGTAGCAGTTCCAGTAATTGAAGCATTATTGGAAACATTCAAATCGGTTGTACTAGTAATACCAGTAACGATAGCACCAGTTGAAGTGGTTTCAAGTTTCTTAGCATTATCAAAGTATAGTTCATTGTTACCATTCACTGAGAATTTAGCAAGAGTTTCTCCACCAATAGATTCAAAGCGAATATCTCCACTTAAATTTCTTAAGTAAAGATTACCAGTAGAATTGTCTACAAAACTATTAGTACCATTGGTATAGATTGAAAGATTAACACTATCACCAAAGGTTAGTTTATTAGTGCCTTTTACGCTAATATTGTTGTAAACATTTGTTCCACCAAAAATATTGATAGAATCTACGTCAGTATTAGTAAATCTTACTTTTCCACTAAAGGTTGATTGTGCCTTAATTCTAAGATCCTTATTAAATGTTACAGGACCATCAAACTGCGACAATACTTGTCCAGAATCACCACCTTCAACAAGAAGTCTTTCTTTAACTGTTACTTCATCATATACTACGCTAAGTCTTGAAGGATCTTCACCAGTTACGGTTGGATTTGGAATATCGTATGAGACAGTTTCTCCACTCGATGCAGAGGTCTTTGTATTTCCATTAAATACATCACCATCACTATTCATCGCAGTGTAAACAACTACACCACCAGAACGTTCTTGAGATTGTGCTAGGAAGTCTTCTCTTTCAGTAAGAGTCTTAACTTGTATCTGTGGTAAACCAGTTGAATAGTTACCTGGACCATATCCAAGGTATTCAAACGTATGACCAGATGCTCTTAGAATTGAAGGTCTACGGAACTCAATAGCAACAGGATCAATCTTACGAATCAGCGATCCTGCATCATGGTTTTCTTGACGTGTACCGAGAGCACCACGAATAACGTTAATCTGAGTATTGTTATCGCTGCTTGTTACTCTCAGGATCTCATTATCAATTTGAATATAGGATCCTAAAGGTAATCTGTTGGATGTAGCACCTACACCAAGAACACTAAATGTCGTTTCGGTTGTAATGGAAGAAGACAGAGTGAATGTTTCATTTGCATAGAATGGAACAGATCTTGTTCCAATATTTTCACCATTTATATTAGAAACACCCTGGTTAGATGATAAACCGTGCTTCAGAATATAACCATTTGTTGCTGCTATTGATTTATTTGTTACGGCAGTAAACGTGTTTACTCCAACTCTCTCATTAACCAAATAATCACCCAAATTATTGTTGTTTGAATCAATTACTCTAAACTGATTGCCTGCAACTAATCCGTGAGCAGATACTGTGGTGAACGTAGTAATCCCTGTCCTTGATGTGTAATCTGTTCCAGTAATTCTAACTGAAGGACCGACTAAGAATGCATACTGACTAGAGAGAATCGTTGGATCTCCAGAAGTCTTAGCAATAGAAATAGTTGTTGCAGATCCAACAGAATTAATTCTGTAATAACCATCAGAGGTTGTTCCAGCACCAGTAAGTTGAATTACATCACCGATATTTGTGGAAATTCCTGATGTTACTACATTAAATCTAGCAGCACCATTACCAGCACCAATTCTAGTCTGATCAAAGTAAAGAGCGCCAGCACTATAACCAGAACCAGGAGCGATAATTTCAGCAGAAGTTACAGAACCTCCACTTACTACAACTTTCGCAGTAGCACCTCCCCAACTTCCAGTTTGAGAACCATTCAGAAGTTTTACATTATAATATGTACCATTGCTATAAGATGCACCAGCAGTTAGCGAACTATACGTTACAATTCCTGCAAAACCGTGATTTCTTCCAAAGGTAATTGTTGCAATTCCACTGGTTGATACAACTGAAGATATTGTAAGACCGATACCAACACTCTTCAGCATCAAGTCAGATGCTTCTCTTGTAATACTCTTTTTCAGATCATTTGTTACAACATCACCAATTGGTGAACGTTTAGCAAAAGACTTCGCGGATGGAGGGTTTGCATTTACATTATCTCGGTCTAGCTGTGGATAAAGATCTACAGGTAACTGACTGAACTTGAGATTTGTAAACTCTGATGGAACCGCGTTATTTGCGTCAAGAACATACAGGTGATAAATTCCATCTTGAACATTATAAACATACTGAGAGATAACCTCATTTCTGTAAACATACAGGTTGCCCTGCATATCATTTCTTTCAAATCTAGGTAGTTCTATATTTCTAACATTTACGTCACTTGTAAATGTTCCGGGTGTGTGAGCAACTCCAAAAACATCAGTTGTAGAATATTCAAATGTTACATCATCAGTAACAGAAATCTGGAATAGTCCATTGTATCCTAGATTGTATTCACCAGTTGTATTTGTTGTACTCTTTACACTCTTAATTGCTACAATATCTCCAGTCTGAAGATTATGTGGAAGTTCAGAGATAACTGTGACTGTATTTGAAACAGCAGAGCAGGTACTAATAAATCTTGGGTTCTTATTATATCCATAATCTGTAGATGCAATACTTATTCTTGTGAAGTCTGCATTATTTCTAGCTCCAGTGGAACTTGAAGTCTGAATAATAAATCCATTTTCAGGATCTTTAGAATTTACAAGTTCTTTTGGAATTACAACTCTAACCTTGTAGAGTTTTTCATCTAAACTTCTTTCATCAGAAATTCTCTTTACATAAACAAGATCGGTTGTGGTTCCATAAGTTGCAGTTCCACCAGATGCAAATGCATTATAGATTTGGTTGTTTGCATTAGTATGAATGAACCAACTTGAATTAACTGGATCAAACTGAACTGGCGATCCGATATCTCCAGATTCCTTATCAGATACTCTACTTAAGATACTTAGATTTGTTCCACCATATACTGTAAGTGTTTGGTTGGAAATTGAGTTTGTATACGAAGTAGCAAGTTTGATTTCAGTTGCACTTGTACGAACAGCATAATATGTGCGATGAGCATCAATGTTTTCTGGATAATCTCCATCATCACTTATGATGATAACTTTTTCACCAGTTTGAATCTTGTGATTTCCAAGAGTAAAGACACTTGATGTTAGCGAAGAAACTGGATATGATTTAACAGCACTAATGGTTCCGATTGCTGTTGTAAATCCACTGCTGGCGATAATATTATCGCACATATAGATATCGGATGAGAAAGTAGTGCCCGATCCTACAAAGTAAAGTTTATCATTCAGTCTAGCACCAATTCTATATCCCTGAGTCTGGGATGAAGGAGCACTATCTGATGCAGTGAAACCAGCAAGATATAAATGACTGGAGATACCTACAGAGGTAGTAAGACCTACATCCAGTGATAACCACTCAATATCATCTTCTTCAGTTGTATCAACTGCTCTTGGAGGAATAATCGCAGTGATGAATGCATTATTATCTTTATCAAATGCTGCTCTTCTAAATCCTGCAGAGTTCAGTGAGATTTGACCAAAGTTGGAGTTAGAGTTGGTAATAGAGGCATCACCACCACTTTCTGCATCAAAATGTTTGGTGAATCCGATCGCAAATACAGAAACTACCTGAATGAATGCATCATTACTGATCTTGATATGACTTGTTTCCCATCCAGATCTGTAAACTGCATCTGAATCTAAATGGTATACTTGGTTAGAATCTGTTTGAGAAGCACCTTCCGCAAGAGAAGATCCATAAACAGGAACGATTGGGTTTACGCCTTGATAAGTTCTAGATGTCTTATCATATTTTACAAATGCACGGTCATCCTTTTGTAGAGAAACCGCAGTAAACTGTGCAACAACGGTACTTCTAAATCCAGATGCTTTGCTTCCATCGGCATGAAGACCATTCATGCCCCATACTGAACGTAGAGAACAGTTAAAGATGTATGGAGAAGCTCCAGAAACAGTATCCGTTTCAATTGTTACCGTTGCTGATGATGCACTTGGACTTGGATTGATGTTTGGATAAGATGCTAATCCAGGTAGCAAGTAAGTAAATGTTGTGTCGCTAAGTATATTTTGAACTTTCGTCGAAATATTATATGGTGCAGTTACACCAGATCCACTGACTCCTCTAATCTTGATTGGAGTTCCTACGTTTAAACCATGAGCTTCTTCTGTTGTAACGGTAACAACCGAGTTAGCAGTGCTTCCATTTCCAGAAATGATGGAAGTAATTGTAATAGGATCTGAAGCAAATGCACCAACGATTTCCCATTCTGGGCGTTGCTTTGCAAATCCTTCACTATCAACTGGGAACTTCTGATCAATATCACGAATTGCATTATATGCATTACAAACCTTACTGTAATACATATCAAGGTCTGTAAGACCATAAGTACCAATTTTGTTTACACCATCACAGAACTCAAAGCAAGTGAGTTTGTGGTGTGAAAATACTGGAGTTGATTGATATGCTGCGCCAAAGTTATCTGGATTTGTATATACGAGACCAGTATCATCACCATCAAACATGGAGAACTGCCAGAAGTAGCAGGCACCAGTAATTCTAAAGAGAGCAGAATTATTAACAGAAGAATCTGTTGGATTTGGAACATATTTTGGTCTGATTTTTGTCTTACGAAGATCTAGACCAATAATTGAAGTTCCTCTTGGAACAACAACACCACCATAATAACTGTTAAACTTATAAAGAATATTGTCTTCTTGAGTTAAGTCAAAGTTTGAATCTAGATCAAGAGATAGAACAGAAGATGCTAAAACTCCTGCTCCCCCCGCTCTAGAGACTGCAAAAGCAGCCCCACCATTGTCGTAAATTGCATATCCAGGTCTGTTATCAACTACGTGCTCTCCTGGAAATAGAAGAATTGTAGTTTTTTCTACTAAATCATTATTATCACCCTTCACATAAGAGAATCTCGCTGCTTCTATGAGAGCTCTCTGAATAGTTTTAAATGGTTTAGCAAGAGAATTTCCCTGATTCGTAATTGAATCTGTAGCATCAAGATCATTGGGATTTACATATAAAATGCGACCTTCAGTGTTCTTGATAAAGTTATCTAACTTATTCAGAGGCATTGTATTATGACTTCTAAATTATTTCTATGTTTTATTTATGAAGTCAAATCCTCCCCATATTCAGTTTCAAAATCATCTGGTAGATCTTCTGGATTTTCTAACTCTACAGGAAACAGCATTGGATGTGCTTCCTCATCTATGAGGTAGAAAGAGTTTCTGTATAAATCGTCTGGTTCATATGTACGTTGTTTATCTGCTTCTCTACAAAGATCTTGATCATATAAGTGCCCTTCTGGAAGTTCGTCAAATGTGAATGGAACGTGATTGATAAAATACATCTTCACAATCATACTGCCATCGTTATACCAACAGTATGCGTGATCGATACGATAAGACATAGGACTTACTCCCGTATCTTATATTTATTTTTGATAGGCGTGGTCGGATTCGAACCGACCCTGGAGGCGTTTTAAGCGCCCTGTCTCTGCCGCTGGACTACACGCCCGTGTATAAGACCATTATAACTCTTAGAGTTGCAGTGGTCAAGTGCTCGTTGTCGGTTCTGCCCCGACCTTCGATCGTTTATGAGACGATTGCATTCCTAGATTGCTAAACGAGCGTGATTAGACCTTCGTGTATTTTACGATGACAATTTGCACAAACTAAAATACATTTAGAAATTTCTTCTTGAATTTTTTGCCAAGAATTTCCTTGTATCATTTGTGCTACACCCTTCTCTTTTACATTTGGATCCAAATGATGATAATCCATACAACACGCTGGATGATATTCACCACAAGCAGAACAACAAATATTTTCTTTCAAGTTTGTAAGATTTTTTTTGTTTTGTTTTGCTCGATTTTGCCTGTTTGCGTAATGTCGTGCCTTGTATTCTGGGTCGTTTTTAAGTTTATCTCTTAACCAATTACGTTGATACTCTCGTATCACATCACAATCAGCAGAAGTTTTTCTTTTTCTAGGCATATTAAGTTATAAGTAACTCATAACTATTTATGAAAGTTATGAGTTATTCGCTATTCGCAAATAACGAATAGCAATACGAGTGCCTGGATTCGAACCAGGTCAAAGCCGCTAATCTGGCGGAAAGAGTTTATAAGACTCCTCTGACTACCAAGTCTCACTCGCTTCTGCGTTTATGATGCCTCGTTGTTTAACTCAGTGTGTATTCGTATGAGGTCATCATCCGCAGGAACCATAATTGCCGCTCTACCATTTTCATCAATTATACCTAATCGTTCTCCGTTTTCCACTCTCTCAATTAGTTCGTCAAACCTCTCTTGAAATTCTTCCACCGTGAAAACTTCCATTCGTTTCTTTGTCGATATTTATATTATAGCATCATTGCCCATAAACTGCAAGATCAGCATACTCAATTTGCTCAGGATCCAATTGTGCAGTCACAACTTCCAACACATTCATAAACTCTTCTACAGTATCGCACTCCACCAGGCGCTCACTACCTTGATCGCTCAGAAGAAGAAAGGTGCGGGTGCAGACATCAATCACAATACCTTGGACGGTCTCTTGTGCGGTGCTCATTGGGGAGTTTCGTTGATTACCCCCATATTATAGGGCGTCTGGCGCTGGGCGTCAAGGGGTCTTAAGGATAAGTTTTGATTATCTCAATGGCTCCCCGTATTCGGGTATTCTCTTCTCCCAATATACGGACTGTAGAATTATGGGCGTATCTTTCAATTTCATATTCGCGCCTCTCAGATTTTACTTGATTTGCTCCTGTGACCAAACTGTTTAATTGACTTCTAAGTGAAACAATTTGATTTTGTCTTGAAGTAATGGATGATGCGTGAGACACACAAACTGAAGAAGTGCAAGGTATTCTATAACAATTTGATAAGTCTCCATACAAACTTCCTATACCTGTTTGAGAAGAATCACTTTGAGTATAAACCAAATACGTTCCAATTCCAGCGTTAGATTGAACTAAAATGGTATTTGAACTATCAAAAGGATCATCACCATCATATGCCGAATTAGAAATATTCTCACTATAAACTCTAACAACATCAGGATAGACAGTTGTTACTCCAACGGTTGTTCCACATCCAACTGCATATGCATTAGTTGATAAAGAAACAATTTCTTGTTGAAGAGTATTGATTTCTGCGGTGATTGAAACAATTTTTGAATCTACATTTGTGCAAGGTGATGAAAATAAGTCAATATTTTCTTGAGTTTCAACTTTACTATCCTGTAAAGTTTCTATTGCACCATTATTTGAAACTATTTTTTGTTCTAGAACTTCAGTTAGAAATTTCATTTACTTTCTCCTTCAATTCTTCAATTTGTTTTTGCTGCTCTTTAATTGCTTCAATCAGAAGACCCACCAGGTTTCCATATTGAACACCTTTGAATCCATCAGGATTATCACCAACAACTTGTGGAATGACTTTTTCTACCTCTTGAGCAATGACCCCGATTTGTTTTTTATGATCTTCTTTGAACTCAAATTCAACTCCACGAAGAGAAGATACTTTATCTATAGCATTTTCAATCGTCTTTATGTTTTCCTTGAGTCTTTCGTCAGAAGAAGGTAGTTTTTTTGCTAGAGCAATTTCAGCTTCAAGATTTTTTCCGTTTACATATACTCTTCCAATCAGATTAGTTCTACCAACAACAGTCAAATTTCTAGATATGAAACTGAGACCACCAAAAAGATACGCTCCAGAAAAGTTTATAATTTTTCCACCAGTTCCAATGATATTCGGAACATAAGGTTTCTTATCAAAAGGATTAATAACCATAAACAAGTTTCCACAAATCGCCTTTTCTCCAAGTGTTAGAGAATTGCTTTGTGCTACTAGTTGCCCGGTAACTTTTACATTTTGATTAAATGTAGTATTGTCATGATAAAATTTTTCCTTGCCGATCGCAGGGAAAATTGGAAATCCTAAAAGATCAAATAAAGTTTTTACAGACATTATGCTATACCTACAAAACTACTGACTGCACCAAGAACATCTAAACCACCAAGGAATACATCATCAATATATTCTGCACCAACTGGAGAAAGTGCAAATGCTCTTTTACCAAATGTATCTAGAATAGCATTTCCTGTGAGTGCAACCTGATCTATTTTATTTGCTTTTTGAATAATTCTTCCTGCACCAGAAACTAGATTAATATTTCTACCAGCTTTGAGGTCTAGATCCTCAACAGCCTCAATCATAATGGTTTTTCCTTTTATTTTTACCGTCCCATTACTCATCGCAGTGATACAAATGTCTCCACCCATTCCAGTGAGACATATATCAACATTTCCATCCGATCCAGTATTCCCCGCGACAATTTCAATACCTTTATCATTAAACATTCTAAAGGTACCAGTCTCGCTAAAAGATTGCAAATGGACATCATTACCACCTTTTGTCCAAGCATATAATGAATAGACCGATGAACCATCAGATCCAATCATAGGATCATTGGTTGTGATTCTAAAATTCGGACCAATACTTATATAATCTTTAGCTTCGTAATTAAGTTGTGTGCTCATTTTATACAATACAATCTACTTGACTCGTTACTTCTGTCTTCAGTTCAGATAATAGACCAATGACTGGTTTTAATATTGCTCCAGATCCAGTTGTTGAATTTACTGTAATAACTGGAAGTGTAGAAATCTCTGTAGTATTTATTGGTTGTGCCGAAATGATAAATCCATTATCTACTGTTAGACTATAAGTATTTCCAAAGTTATCTGAGGCAGTATCAGATGCCGAATATCCAGTCCCTGAAGATTGAACAGTAACATCAACAACACCATAAGGTTGTGTATTATATTGTTCAGATATTGGATATCCCTCTCCAGAAGAAGTAATGTAAATAGAAGTCACTTCACCATTGCTATTGATTACTGCTCTACCCTTAGC